TTATGGGTTGTCTTTTTTGACGTTCTTTTTATCGTAAAGCTTTTTTGCTAGGGAAAAGATAATAGTTATTGCAAGGAAAATTAAGAGAAAGTTTATCATTAGATTGGGCCATTGGATAGTTATACCCTCGTTTCCCGAGAAAAACATCTCCGTAAATGCACCTTTCTTATCTGTCGTACTAATTACAGTTAGCCATCTAAAAGGTGCTCCATATATGTATTCATAAAAACTCACTTTACTTCCATCAGCTATCGCAAATGTTGGGGGTATGATAAATAACGTGGTGATTAGGAGGATAGAGGTTGCAAATAATCGGTTAGTTAGCCATTGTAGTTTTTTCATGTTAGCTCCTTTTGGGTGAAGGTTGGTTTTCCAATTTGGGATTTTATAAAAACATTGCTAAAACATTTAGGCCCTTTTTAAATATGGGTTGCAAGGGTTCTGAACGAGACAGTAAAATGTATTTTTTATTTTACAATTTCCATTTTTTCAGGAATTCCATTTTTTTCACAAACTTTATATTTTCTTCCGCTAAAATCTGTAGCGTAAAGTATTCCTTCTTTTACATTAATCAAAGTATAAACATCATTATCTCCAACGGGTCTCTCTCCTATTTGCCATTTCCGTTCACCCGTATAAGAAAAAGCATAAATATTATGAAAATCATCAAACGTATATTCTTGGTTGGCTGGTATATCTAATAAAACATATACATGATTTTTATCTTCTCTCAAAGTTTGTATTGGATACTCAAATGTGTATTCTTGGTTTTCAAAAATTAATTTATTATTCATATGAGTTATCTTCGTCATAAGCTTTTTCCTCATCTTTGTGTTTGATTCTTTCTTTAGCAAATCTATCAGCTTAACTACCTCAACATCATATCCTCTAAAAAGGTCTTATATTCTCTTGTGGACAGTTCACTTGATATATTTCTCTCATGAGAAAGTACCTTTAGCCAATTTTCACTCATCTTCATTTAAAAATTATTCAAATTAAGTTATCGCTTTAAATGGTGCGTGCCCTGTTTCAGCATTTCTTAATAATGTCGGCTTTCTAAAGCGCAAACTTATTTCCAACTTAAAAATAGTTATTCCTCCGTAATTTGTTTACTTAATCACATGAGTTTTCATTTATTAACTCTTCAATATCCTTGATTTCACCCGTATTATCATTTAAATCCAGTAATTACGAGACTTTTAGTCCACCTCGCTACCTTTAATAGTAAATCCAATATCCTAATAAACTTCAACAAACAAAAATTTATTAGAGTAAAAGGAGAGTTTATTTCACTATTCTCACTTGGTTGAGTTCACCATTTTCTTGATTAACTTCAAACCTCCGCCCCATGAAATCTGTTACAAATAAATCGTTCTCTTCGATATCCATACCTACCAATGGTGCGCATATATAAACATTATTTCCTTTTGGCGCAACATTTTTTATTTGCCATTGAATTTCACCCAATTTATTAATTGCATATACATTACTTAAAGTGTTTTCATTTAATTCTTGACCAGGAACAACCAATAATCTCACAAATAAACAGTTATCATTCTCTTTTAATTCTACAATTTTATTCTTAAATTCAATGCTTTTTCCAAAAGCAGTTAATTTATTATCAATGTATTCTGCGTTAATTGTCACTTTAATCCGCCCCATTCTGAGATTTTTCCGAGTTCTTTAAATTCACCAATGAATTGACCTTTCAAATCAAATTGTATACCCCCACCTTTATTTTCGAAAAGAGGATTTACTTCTCCCATTCTGATATTGCTGCCTTTTGGCAAAGTAACTTCTCCAACAAATTTGGGTATATTAGGTAATGCAAATTTATCTTTAATTTGAGTCGGTGTTAAACCTTTTATATCCTCTGCTTTCATAAGCCATCCACCATGTAGTTTTGAACTTCCCCCATCATATACCCTGACAAATTTAGTTTCTACCAAAAGTTCTAAATCTTGGACAGGTGTTTTAGGTGTATATGGAGGTTGATCATAGTTTTGTTGATGCCAATATTTATTGACACTTTCAGCAGAGTCATACTTCTTTATTTTCACTTTATTATTTAAATCGCCCAACAGGTCATCTAAATAATCATAACCCTTCAGTTTATTTTTCTTACCAAATGTCACACTCCCTCTAATCGCAGCCGTACTCAACCCAAGCCCCAGCACAACATCCGCTAACCCACTCTTATCTATAAACCCTTTCCCAGCTTCAACATATGCCGAGGTAGATAAAATACCGCCAGTTAGTCCATCATACTTGTTACCATTTAGATAATAAACACCATCTCGCCAAGCTTTATTGATTTTCTTATTCAAGTCTTCATTAGTAATAATCGAATAATCTTCTGGATTAAGATATTTTCCGTTTTTTTCTAAATAGACTTTAAGTTCGGCATTCTCCACTCCTAAGCCGTCTCGCTCTAATAACCACATCACCTGTTCTTTTCCATTACTATCTAAATATACCACTGCAAGCACTGTGTAGTCTTGTAGTTCTTTTATAATATCTTCTTTTATTCCTCGTGCTTTATTTAAAGCTTGTTGCATGTGGCTCACTGTAGCGTGATTCAGCTTACTTAGATCGTAAGTGCCTGTCTGGCTGTTGAACTGGATATTCGACTGGAGTTCGCGGATGGTCTGCTGAACTGCTTGAACTAAGTCAATCAAATGGTCAAAAAAGCTAGCGTGGCTTTGTTCAAATGACAAATATTTCTCGAGAATGTTTTCCTGTTTATACGCAATAGCTAACTGAGAACGATAATTCTGCATTTGCCCTTCTGTTCCACTGTTCATTCGCTGTGCTAAAGCTTCTTTTTTGCTTTCTATTCGGTCAATCATTTTACCCAGTTCATATAAACCGTCCGCATCGATTTTGGCATCTGGTGAACTATCAACTTCGGCATGAAAATCTTGGATGTACTGCCCCAATCTTTCTTCACTTTCGTCCATAGCTTCGATTATTGCATCACAGAGAGGGAAATAAGTCATTTGATAATAATTTTTCGATGCATCAACTGCTTTTCCTTTTAAACTATTATCTCCCACATACTTTGTCACGGCCGCTTTGATAGATTGGATAGTTTTCCTTCCTGGTTCATTGGCTGCACGTAGCTGGTATAAAAAAGCTTGTATTTCTCCGATGTCAATTCTACTCACTGAAACAACTCCTTTTGTATATCATGTAGTAAATTATTAGATACTTTGAAATTCCACTTATTTTCTATGTAATCGATAAATAATCAAAAAGAAATCAGCTTATTATTGAAATTATTAACATTTTGCCCGTAAAAACGACAAAACACCAACGACTTTAACAGTCACTGGCGTTTGTTTTTTATGGGTTGTGAGGGTTTCGAACCCCCGACCCGCTGATTAAGAGTTGGTTTTGTGTTGAGCAGTTACACGCATTCACGGGAAGAAATCGGCTTTGTTACGCGGTTTATGCCTTTTGAAAAGCTGTTACGAGAAGCTATAAGTATTTATATGTTGTTTTGCTCTGCCCCATTTATGCCCCGCAAGTATTCTTTATAAACATTTTCTATATTAATTGTATCCTTTTGTATTCTTTTGTTTAGTATAGCAATTTCTTTGTCTGTCCGCAAACTAGCAAATAGTTTTTTTACAGCACGATCTTTCCCCTCAACATAGCAAATATATTTGAAATCATTAAAGCTATATAATCTCACGTCATAACCTCGCAAAAAATAATATCTTCTATATTAATGTCAATTATTCGCTCGTCAAATCTTTCAAGCTGCACAATGTGTTTTTCGTTATCAATGTGGACTGGAACTACATACTTGTACCGCACATGATGATTGTTCTTTAAAAACAATATTTCTATCGACCAATTGCGCCTGAGCGCGTCTGCTAACACTATTGAATGCTCTAAAATATCATCAAATAAATTATACATTTTCGTCACCTCTTGTACACATTATACGAACAAATGTTCTTTAAATCAAGAACAAAAAGAGAGAAAGTTAAAATAATGTTTGACTTTATATAATACATGTATTATAATATACATATAGAAAGGAGTTGAGACAGTGAAGGATGTTTTAGAGGAAATAAAAACAGTCCTCGAAATTATCACTCTTGCAGTAGCGCTCGTAACATTACGCAAGAAAGATAAAAACAAGGACAAGTAAATCAGAGGGGTGAAATTCCCCTCCCTCTAATAAATTATAACATGCCTTTCACAAATTATGAATAAATATATCTGGATTATATTAATTGTTATTGCTGTAAATGGGTTGGCTAGCTACTTTCAAAATACTGTTTTAACTATAGCTGCTATTCTCGTGACATTAGTCTGCTTAGTATACCTTATAAAAAGGAAGTGATTTAAATGAAAGATAAAACAACTTCTGATGCACAGTTGAAAGCAAATAAAAGTTGGCAAGAAAAAAACAAAGAACATGCGAATTATTTAAAAAGCCGTTCAGCTGCACGATCTTTCATCAAGAAAAAAGCCACTTTAGAGGATTTGGCAGAACTAGAAATTGCAATAAAGCAGAGAAAAACTGAAATAATTTCATTAGACAATATCCCTGAATGAGAGCTTTCAGGGTATTTTTTACATAAAAAAGCCCTAACTAAGGACTTTTTAGTAAGTTTTTCCAGTTTTCAGGAAAACCGATTTTCTCTTTATCTATATACATTTCATATTTACAAAATAAAACGTCTAGTTTATCAATAAATTCATTTAAAATATATTCATCTCTAACTAAATTTTTGATAGCGTATATAACATGGAATACTTTATAACTATAAGTACTTTCTTCGCTAACTGATATGTTCAATTTAACTTTATCTTGTTTCGTGAGTTTAGGTTTAACTTTAATCCATTTGTCGTACAATCTACTATGATGCGCGCACATATTGCGCAGAACAACAGCAACATGTATCCAATTCGTAATATACTCATCTTTAAATCTATTTTTCACATGTTTATTTACCTCAAACTCATCCGCAACCTTCTTTTTAAAAGAACCAGATGTGTTTGAAAATAATTTTGATGTCTTACCAAAAGTTACTATTTCTAATGCAACCCACACAGGGAAAATAGAATTATACTTTGTTTTATGATGCCTGATAAAAATCTCTGCATTATCATTCTTATAAGAAATTTCATTTATAAAATCAGATATCCATTTCTGAGCCAACTGTAAGTCTTTGAAATTATCACTTTTATAGTAACCTGTTGAGCCGAATTCTTCTGCATGTTTATATGCAAGTATTGACCTTACCGCTATCTCAATATGCGCTAAAAAAGGAGCTAGGCATGCTCTTAATTCCCTATCAAACCTATAAATACCAAGAATTGTATTAAAATCCGTTCCCGCTCTAAATGTATCTTTCGATTTGTAGAAACTTAACCAGTATCCGCTTAATCTATAATATTGTATGTATTTCATTGTTTCAGTAGCAAGTTGCCTATCCGGAACCTTCATCCCCCTGCTTAACAGAATTTCAATTTGTTCATCAATAGTTTTAAATTTTTTGACATTTTCCATTATTTGACTCCCGTTTTTATGTCTATATACAAAAATGGCCCCCTCGGTTCCACGTCAATTCTAACAAAAGTATTAGAATGAGAGGTGCGAGGGAGAACTATTAATTATATAATAACATATTTGGCTAAAAAGTCAAACAAACGATTATAACACAACATGGAGTATCAGTCAATAAAACCATTTTCTATATATAGTGTAACATATAACGTTACAAAGCGCAATTATAAGCAAAAATACCCCATATAGAGCATTATTGTCAATAAAACGTTGCATTTCTGCAAATTTTATACAATTCACTTAAATTATTACATTTTTATTACATTTTTTTGTTAGTCACTTTCAAAATAAAAAGCCCAGCTCAAACCGGGACTTTTTATTTTAAGAAGTAATTCGCTGTGTAGTACCAGCCATCCTTTTCATACCAGAGTTCCAAGTATCCTTTTCCGTTGTTGTACCATGCTAATTTTGTATTGGGTGCATACCATTTGATTTTCCCGGAGTTTAGCTTTGTGTTATTCCATACTGGAATGCGCAGGTCTTTCGCACTTTTAATTCGAACTTTGATGCGACCTTTTGCGTCTTTTTTAGCTACAACATCGCAAAAGCTCTTATACATGTAGTATAATTTGTCGTTGATGTACGTCTTGTACCAATATTGATTATGCTCATAAACAAGAATTTCAGTCCCTGCTTTATACATGCGGAATGGCGACGATTTAAAGTCCATTTTGGGGAGTAGTGGTGCACTGTCAACGACTTTTCCATCATGTCTGTTTTTATTTTGTGATGCACCTTTCAATTTTGCATTGACTGCGTTTCTGAAACGTGTTAATTCGGAAGGTTTCGCAACCCAAGGCGCAGGACAATTTTTTCCGGTTACATCGTAATGACGGATAATGTCACTAGCCGTTAAATCGTATGTTTTGCATAGCTCTGCAGCTACATCAGCTGATCGATTAAATGTTGCTGCAGTGATATTCCCGTTTTTATCTAAGCACATTTCAATACCAATTGAGGTTAAATTCGCATTTCCGCCGCGATAGTAACTTGTACTTGCTTGAAGAGCTTTTAATTTGCAACTTCTTTCGTTTGCATGGTATGCAACTTCATTTAGAGGGATAATACAAATAGCTTCATTATCATCAATAAAAATATGTGCAGAAGCGTAACGCTCTTTTAAATCTCTAAAATATCGTCTGTGATTATCTGCGCTTGCCCCAGGGTTTGCAGTATAGTGCATAACAATCTTACTTACTCTAAGCAACTTATATCCTGGGCGTGAAAATTGATTTTTATTGATATAATTATATTGTAGTACTGACATTATTTATCATCCTTTCTTGGTTCTGAATAATTCATTACTTTCAAACTATCGGAGAATTTACTAGTTGTTGGGTCCATCAAAATACCGACAACGGCTACAATTGTGGTAATAATTGCCATTGGGCTATTTAGGAACCTTACAAACGAAAGCCACAAGACGGACCAGTTATCTAAATCAGATATAGTAAAGCCTCCCGCTGTCCACGCGACGCCTAGAACTGTAATAAGAGTTGCCACAACAGTTCGCCAGTTTTTCAATCGTACCTTCCAGTTAATTTTCATCATTTCACCTCCTTTTCATTTTTTTCAGTAACATATTTCCAAATCGCTTTATCTTCCCGTTTCAATAAAGCAATCTCTTTATCGTGGTCGTTTTGCTTTTCTCGTAAACTCATACGATCTTTCTTGCTTTCAGACATTTCTTCTCTAAGACTTTTTAAAGTTATATCAAGAGAATCTATCATATTCCGCAAAGGTGCGACTAATGCCCATCTAATTACAAATCCCACAATTGCGGCTATTAAGCTAATTAAAGCTATTAATTCCCCCACGCTCATTCCTGCTATCGATATGCTCCCAAGTACCAATTTTCATCATCCCCTCATTGTCGCCATAAAAAATAAGCCTTACTCGGCTTCTGTTTCTTCCGACTGTATTCGTTGTTGTTCCAATCTCAGTTCTTCCACTTTCTTTTTAACTTGATTACGTAATGTGGAAGGCACTTCTTCGATTTCTTTCCTTCCATTCATCACTAAATTTACATAAATTGGTATCATATAAGCCATTTCATCACCCTAAATTACTTTCAAATAGTGCGGCTAACGCCTCTTGGGTGAGTAGTAATTCCTCTCTTAATTTTTCTATTTCTGTTTGTTCAGGATGCGTTTCATCTTGAAGCTTTTCGTATTGCTCTTGATCAAGAATAGCTTTTTTATTTATTACTTTTACACAAAACAACTTATTTACTGTACTTTCATCCGCTAATACATCAATAGTATTTTCTTCTTTTGAGTTACTCCATCCGTCAATATATCCGTCTTTACCAACTGTTACATAGTGTATATTCATAGAAGAGCCACTACCTTTCTCATTACCGCTTGATTGTTTGTTCCAGTAGAATTGTCATCTGAACCAGTTAATTGAGTTGCTGAAACGTATAAATATTTGTGAACTGGACTATTATCCATCATTGCATCAAAATTATGCCCGCCGTATGTTTCTTTTGTTACTATCTGTGTACACCAATAGTAATCACGTGCCGCACCAGCACTATATTTAGACCAATAAATAATCCACGCCTTACATTGGTTAAGAGGAATCGACGGTGTTACCGTCTGTGATGCTGACATATAAAATGAGCCAGTCCAAACAGTTTGCGTAATCTTGCTGTCAGTATATGCCTTCGCATCAGCTAAAGCTTGAGCTGCTTTTAAGCTCGCATCTGCTTTAGCATCACTAAGCGCTTTATCTGCTTTAGACTGTGCGCTAGACACTGTCTCTTTAGCATTCCAGTTCGTTTTATCTGCTGATGAAACATGAATGTCCGCATTATTTACATGTGCGTTTAAGTCCGTTTTTTGCGCGAATTGCGAGGGCTGCATAGCATCAAATTGTGTTTTTAAATCATCCGCTTTTTTATCCACGTCATCTAATTTTGCGTTTAATCTCTCGAACGATTCATCGAATATTTTTTCGTAATCATCCCAGCGCTCTACGTAAAATTCTGCCACCGGGAAAAAGTCGCTATCTATTAATGCTTTTTTTATCTCGAATTCAAACTTATATACGCGCATTGCTTGACTGTTTTTGTATTTTATATACAATTCAGCAATAGCATTTCCATCATGTGCTATTTGCGAGTCTGTAAGTGAGTATTCTGCAATTCCCCTCACACCATCAATAATAGTGGGTTTTACAAGATATTTACTCTCAGACTCCTTCCCTTTCGCTAAAATCATCGCAAGTTCTAATTCGGCAGCAGATGATAATACTAAATCTTGATTATCTTTATCTATATTAAAAATAAGTCTAGCTGTTCCGCCAGAATCTTGCGTATAAAAAACAGATTTTTGAAGTGGTTTATCTTCTTGCGTTGTGACGTTAAAATCATATACACCGTTTTTATGAATAACGTTTTCAGTCATGTTCTAACCACTCCCCCGCCGCTCAGTTTCGTAGGCGTATCAGCTTCCCAAGTTCCGCTGTTGAGATTGAAAATATCGGCACTTTGAGGATACAAACCGATTGCGCTTTTTGCTCCATGGATGATATTCTGAACCTCGACTCTAGCAGTGTTATAACCGCGCACATCGACGTTTTGCGAAGCGAAGTAACAGCCGTTAACGTCAGCAGAACAAGCATCAATAAACACCGCGGTGAACGGGTCTATTGCTTTAGTGTTGAAGGCCATCCTACATTTTGAAATTCTTACAAAACCGCATCTTATTGCTTTGATAAAGTAGTTTTTTGTTGTTCCTGCTGTGTTAGTTTCTTCTAAACCAGCAATATATAGATAACCGTTACTGCCTGTTGCGGAAATACTTCGAACTTGGCATCCGGTGCTGCTTGTAGGGTCTACTGTTTCAAAGTTTGTAGATCTAATATAGATGTCTCCTCCCATGATTGGCGGAATAACGACGTCTTCGTTATATCTGCCGGGAACAATCCAGATATTCACAGAGTTACTATTCAATACACGGGGCAAAGTCATTACCGCTTTATTTATAGTTTTAAAAGGTGCATCAATTTCACCAGTCCCCGCAATATCATCGCCTCTTGCATCATCCACAAATATTTCAATATTGCTGCTATCTAAGCCATATAAACGCTTTAAAATAGTATCTATATCGTTGTACTTATCCATTAGATCAAAAACATTCGTTGAGAGCTTCCCAACACCTGTTATTAAAGCATTTTCCGCGTAATTTATTCTATCGTTTAATGTTGTGAATTCAGTTTCTGGAACCAGAGAAGAAACGCGTGCGTCTACTACTTCATTCGATTCATTTCCGCCGGATTTAATAACTAAGTTAGATATACGTTGATTTACATGCGTCATATCTTGATTAGCTTTTTCAAGGCTTCCAGCTAGTTTTACCAAATTGTCGTTATAATCTTGTTGTAGTTCTGAGTTCATGAGTGGGTCTTGCCATTTTTTTAAATCCATCTATTTCGCTCCTCTCTTAATTGCTTTTGCTAGTTGAACCATGATAGAAACCATTGTTTTTTTGTTATTAGATAACGTCAATTCTGGCGGTTTGTTTGTAAAAATGTATTTCTTATAAGCGACTATTTGAACTTCGTATAAAAGGCCCAGCGGTTCATAAACAAACATTACATAATCGCCTTTTCCGCATTCGTATTTAAGCTTTAAAGAGATATTTCCAGTCGTCGCTGGATAGTCTTGTAGTTCAAGCTTCAAACGTCTTAGCATGCTGCTAGAAGTTGTATAACGCTCGTCTGATAACGGTTCTTGAATTCGCACGCCCCATTTAGCCGATTCCGGGCTGGTAAAAGTAACTGGCGGAAAGTAGTTATTTCCGTTGCTGTCGACTTTTCCATAGCCCTTAATTTGAGTTCTTAAGGATAACGTATCAATATCAAAATCGACTTCGTTTGTGTGCTTATTGTAGCGAATTTCGTTTTCTGTATGCTCTCCGTAATCTTCAGAGGGAATAAATGTTAATCGTTTATTGTCTGCTAGCATAACAAGCTTATAATCTTCCAACACTTCTTGAACTAGCTTTAGTAAATTGCCATTCCCAAAATTTTCTTGTGTAATATTTTCTAAAACCTTGTTTTTGTCAATGAGTTCAAAGCTAAAACCTTGTTTATCAGCTGCGAAAATATGTGTCAAACAATCTTTTGCACTCTTAGAACCCGAAATAGCGTTGTACTGATAGTCATCTTGCATCGTGAAATAAATATGCGTTGCTGTGACTTCTGAATAAACTATTTTCCCAACTGCGCCGCGTTTTAGCTGCTTAACAACAAATTCTTGGCCATCCAGATAAACAGAGCTTTCATGATTTAATAAGTCGAAAACATCTTGATTATTTCTTGTTTTCTCTACATAAAAATCTAGTTGCCATTGCTGATTTTCGACCCACGTTTCTGAAAATGTAGTAGGGTCAAAGCCTGTTAAAATCTCTTTGTATTGCTTTTCATAGTCACTTACAAATATGTCCATATTCTCACCCACCATCATTTATATAAAAACGGAAAATCCCACGTTGTTTCGATATTGCTTACATTCTCGATTTCGATTTCATTTCCGCCGGATAATAACGAAATAAGACCGAGATTAGTTTTCCGCCCGCAACGCACTCCGTTTTTCAAGATGTTACTGCCGTCCAGTTCGATTGTGTCATAAGCGTAGATTTTCTCATTGAATACGAATTTTTCACCAGTGCTTTTATTGTTAATTGTTAGTAAGCCGTCACTTCGACAATTCTTAATAGTAATTCTTAAATCGTGCATTCTAGGGTCAATATCAAAGCTCCCCGCGTTATACACAATAAATCTGTTTGATGTGTGCTTATACTTATAATTTTGTGATACAATGCCTTGTCCCGCTTGCCAAATGCCCTCGCTGAAAGCAAAAGGCGAAAGGCTAGTGCCTAACGATTCGCTAAAACCTTTGAAAACTTCAAATCTTAACGTAAACTGCGCATGCCCAGCACCTTTCCTATCAATATCGAAAGGTGCTGGATGAACGCAATATTTTTTTCCCGGGGTTTTCGTATGGAAAATGTAGTATTCTTTTCTAATAAAAATATCCTCGAATAATTCATCAAGTCGAACGTGATAGTCGATATTGCCATTTGTTTTGAATCTGCAAGTAAATTCAATATCGAAGCTATCGAAATTACTATCACTCGAACGATTGCCGTCGCTAAACTCATAGCTAGTATAATTATTGATAATTTGAGGACTAGCGCGACTTACTTCACTTATTTCAAAGTTATGTTTTTCGTTTAACTTGATAATTTTATTCGCTTGCATTAAATATAAATCTGTTTTTTTGTTCAAAGTAAGCCACCTCCGTATAGTCCTAAGTCTGTCATGCTGCCAATTCGATTATTAGAGTTGTTAGCTAATACTTCGCCATCTAAATTTAGAATGACTGGTTTAGCCCCGGACTCTTTAATTGCCTTGATTAAATCTGCATTGCTAGACTCTTTTGTCTTATTATCAATAATCGTCTTAACTGTAATAGTTCTGTTTAGATCAACACTTTTTAGGCCCAGCGCTTTTTCTGCGGAAATCTTCGGCAAAGTTATAGCTGGAACGGTCAAATTAGAAGCAGCGTTTACTACTTTATCAACCATTTTGTTAGTTGATTGCACCGCACCTTTAGCGCCAGCTAATACACCATTTCCAAGTCCATCAGTAAAGAATTTCCCAAGCTCGATGGCCACGCGCGAAGGTGAATGAATTCTAAGCGCCTTTTTCACCGAATTAGTGATTGTATTAGCGATGCTCTTAGCTGTGTTTTCTAGTTGTTTCTTCTGACTGTTAAGTCCGTTTATTAGACCTTTCGCCGCGTTAATACCAGCGCTATACATCGCATTAGCCGCTGTGTTACCCATTGACTTAGACGCTGAATTGATTTGATTCTGAGTGCTATTAATCGCTTTGATAGTCTTAGCATCAGATTTAGCAAGAGCTTGCGCATACGATGAACCATTTTCTACTCCCGATTCTAAGATGTCGCTTATAATGTCTTTACTAACGCCTTTTTTGCGCAATTTTTCCACATTCGCTTGAAAAGCTTTGATTTCTTTTAAGCGTTTCTGCATTTCCGCTTGTATTGACTGCGGGTTTTCTGCGTCTACGTTGCTAATTGATCCATAGCTTTGCATTTTTTCAGTGATTGAAGCAGCATACTCTTTACTTTGTTTCGTCAAGTCAGCCATCTTTGTGTTAGCGGCTTTTAATTGAGCGACTACTTTATCACGTTTTTTAGCTGTTGCCGCTAGCTTGTTTGTTTGTTGCCCGATATAGCCTTCTATGCTATTCAGTGCTTTCGCTTGTTTAAGTTGTCCAACGCTCTTATTCTTAGAATGTAATCCCGCGTCAATCGCTGAGGATATTTTGTCTTTCAACGTACTAGACAGCTTCTTAATTTGTGATTCAGTTCCTAAAGCGCTAGCTACTAGATTATTCGCCGCTTTCGTCACTGCTTTATTTTTGTCTGCGATACCTAATGAATAACCAGTTCCGAAGTCTCCACCTAGTTTTTTTGCTTTTTTGGAAGGTGATTTAGATTTTTGTGCATCTTTTACCGCTTGAAGCGCTTTATTAGCTAAAGACCCCGCCGCTTCTCCAACAGCGCCCATACCGCTCAAAATACCATTCACATATCCAGATGCGAAGTCAGAACCAACTCCGCTAGAATCAACAGAGGCAGCGCCGCTTTTAGCAGAGTTACCTATACCAGTCCCTGCTGAAAAAGCATTTCCTTTTCCGTCTAATATCCCGCCATTAAAACCATTAGCATTACTAACGCCTGTCATTTGGAACAAGTTAGGGTCAAAAGCACCGTTTTTAGCGTTATTCTTAATCGTGGCACCAGCGTTTTTATTTGCTTCAGCTGTACTCTTTATTCCGTCAGCATTTGCGTTTCCGCCTTGTTTACCAATGCCGTTTAGTTCGTTTGGAAGAGGCGAAGCACCCATTTTTACACCATCAACTAAATATTTGCCTGCTTCTTGATATTCGTTAGATTTAATAGCAGCTATAAATTGATTCTTTCCATTTTGTCCATTCAAGAACATGCCATTTGGCAAGTTAGAAAGTGTGTTTAAAACATCATTATTTATGTTTAAAGCCGCTGTAGTATAATCTTTGCTTTGGATAGCTGTTACAAATGCCTGAACACCTTCTCCGCCACGTTGGCCCATGATTGCAGCTAAACCAGACAATGTATTATCAATTGAAGTGCTTGTAGAAACAAAATTTTGCCACAACGCAGACAACTGTTCATCACTAATATTTCCAAGTTGAGATAAACCGCTCGCAAATGTTTCAGCGTTTAAAGTGCCCCCATTTGCGATTATTGCGTTCATTTCAGTTGCCCAGTTTTTTAAGTTTGTAGACAGCGTCTTGTTTTTCTTCGTTTGCTCGTCAATTTGAATTTGATAGTTTGCTTTTTCGGTTTCAGTTGAAGCGTCCGCTTTTTTCTTTTTCAAATCAGCAAGCGATTTCTCGCCAGTTTCAACAGCTTTTTTCTTTTCTTCATATAAGCTCTTTTGAACTTCTAAGCTCGTATTTCTTTCCTTTTCATTTAAGCTTTTACCTTGTTCTAGTCGCAATAAGTTCGCTTCAACATACAGCTGATTTTGTTTCGCTAACTCTGTTTGAATATCAGTAGTTTGTTGTTGTAAAAACTTCTTCTGTTGAGCAGTTAACTCTTGCCCGTCAGCCCAACGATTTGTTTTTAGCATATTTGAATAATCGCTTTGCAAAGTTAGTAACGTGCTATTATTCTTTGTTGTTTCGTCTACTAAAGTCTTATTTGCATCTGCTATAGCTTTTTTACGCTTATCTCCTTCGAGACTCTGAGCCTTTTCCATAGCTACGCTATATTTATCTTGAGACTTTTTAGTTGCTTCTTGATATTGTTCGTAAAGGTCTTTAGCCGCATTTAAGAATGACTCAGTTTTTTCACTAAGTTTCTTTCCATACTGATCAACTCCGCCGCTCAGCATCGTATCTATTGCTTGATTCGACTTTGAAACAGTTATTTCAGTTTGTTTGGCAGTTGTTTCTACAAGCTTTAATGTTTCCTTTATTTTCTTGCCGGATGTTTCAGTTTTCTTTGCTGTTTTTTCGGCTTCTCCGCCCATTTGTTTGAATGCTTCAACTGTTCCAGTTAACGCATAGTTATCTTTATTAAAAGCATCTTTTATTGCTGAACCTGCTTCGACAAACGCATCTTTTGATTGCTCTAAGCTTTTCTTAGCACCTTTCAAATCCCAATGTAGAGCTTGAAATGCTGCTTTTATAGCATAATAAAGCCCCTGTAGCGCTTTAATAGCTACTAACACAATTCGCGCTAATACTTGAATAATATCAACTACAGCAGCTAGAACTAGACCAAGAGACGCCCAAATAGCAACACCAACATATTTAAGTACATCTTTAAATCCACTACCCACTGGTTTTAATGCGGCAACTATCTGTTTGAACACGTCTACTATTTTACCGAAAGAATTTTTCACGCCATCCCACATAGTTGATAAAAAGCCTTTAATATTCGCAGTGTTTTCTTTGAATGATACATACATGCCGTATGCAACAGCTATAACTGCACCAATGACTGCAATTATTACTCCGAACGCGGCGGCAGCTGAACCTAGCGCGACTTTAAGCGCCAAGAAAGACCCTTTCACGGTATTAACAATCCCACCAAGCAACGTACCGCTACTTGCTAAACCTCTGAATGCCATTACCAAACCAGCAACTTTAGAATATACGCTACTAAGGATATTAAATGCTACAAATCCCGCGGCAACCTTTGCTAACAATGGCGCCCATTCGATTAAAACAGGTATAAACTCTTTAATTTTTTGGATTAAATCAGAAAGCTTTTTCTGGAATTCTGGACTTGCTGTTACTGCCGCAAACTGTTTAAATGCGTTTTTAGCAACATCTAGCGCTTGAATAATCGGGCCTTTTAAGTTTTCGGCGATATTAGCAAGGCTCTTAACGGCTGCGGTTTTCATGTTTGCAAATGAACCGCTGATAGTGTTACCTGCTGTTTTTGCTAGACCTGCCATTTTGGCAGTATTCCCAGCCATTCCAGTTGTTCCTTCTTCGATGCCTTTTGTCAACATTGCGATAGCTTTTGTGGATTCTAAAGATCCTTCGGAAACATATTTTTTCATTTCTCCAACACTTTTACCTGTCGAATTCGCTAAAATTTGCCACGCCGGAACACCCGCGTCAACTAAACGGTTAATATCGTCTGCATAAGCAACACCAGACGCTTGTAACGCAGAAATCGCATCTGTCATCTGGTCAATTGATTCCGAACCGTTACCGACTCCATACGCCGCATCAGCAATAGCTGTGAAAACAGGTTTTACATTCGCTGCTTTCATACCCGCCGCGACCATTTTTTTAGCACCTAATGCGACAGCATCTAACGCGATTGGTGTGCCGTCAATAGCTGCTGTAAGGTCAGTCATTACTAATTGCGCATCTTTTGCAGAGCCAGTAAGGACTGTTAGTGATTTAGTCGCTGTATCAATCGTATCAACACGACCAATAGCGCTACCCACAACATTTTTAGTTGCTGCAATTAATCCGAATGCTGCCGCTAATCTGAGAATACTAAAACGAGCTTGTTCCGCTGGTTTTTCAACTGAATTTTTAAGTGCTTCACGCATTCCAGCGCCTGCACCTTTCGCGGCCGCTTTAGCTGCGTTAAATCCGCTTACTAATCCACTTTTAATTAACGAGCCAGTGCTTTTTGCAATATTCCCTAGGCCTTTTAATGCAGAAATACCAGCTTGTCCAGCCGCTTTGGCTCCGGACTTCACAGCGCTAAATCCTGTTTTTAATGCTGATTTCACTGTTGTTCCTGTCGTTTTCGCCGCGCTTGCTACAGCGCTAAAAGCTGTTTTCATCGCGCTACTTACTGCTAATGCCGCTGATTTTGTGGCGCTAGGAATAGCTTTCACAGCGCTAATAGTTCCTTTAACGCTCATATAAGCAGCAACTACCACCGCTTTGTAAGCTACTACGAAACTGTTTTTCACTGCTGTAGCCGCTGTTTTTGCCGCCCCCGGTATACTTCTAATAACTTTTACAGTAGTTTGAGCAAAAGAAATAGCAGCCGATTTAGCTGCTTGCAAACTACTTACTAATGCTGATTTAATACTGATTCCAGCGCTTTTAATTGCGCTAGGGATGGATTTAATGACATTAATTGATACTTTAACAGCCGACACAATACTACTTTGTACTGTCTTAGCGATTGAAAAGAAGCCGTTTTTGATATTAACCGCTGTGTTTTTGATACTTGTTCCTAGATTTTCAACCGCTGTAATAGATGCTTTAGCAGCGTTTACGAACCCAGTTTTTACAGTTGATGCCAGTTTAGATAGCGCCGCTTGTACATTTGAAGGCAACTCACGCATAAAGTTCAAACTAGCTTTTAAAGCATTTGAGCTAGCACTTCCCATACTTTTAAACGCATTTACAAACGTGTCTTTTAAACGTTTTGATTGACTAGCAATATCTGATACCGCTTCTCTGTATGCTTTATCTAATGCCGCCCCCGCGTTAGTTCCTGCTTTTGCCAAATCTTTTTCAAACGCATTAAGTTGTTTATCTGCTTTTTTATCGTCTAAACTGATTTCAATTACTACTGATCCATCGCTCATGTTCTCACCTCTAATCTTTTAACTTATATCTGTTTTTCAGTTTAATTAATTCGTTTCGTTCTTTTTCTGTTCCTTTCCCAGAAGGTAATTCCGCTTGCCTAATGCCGATTATCGTTTTAATCGTTGTATCATCACGCAAACTTTCTAACAATGCTCTAAACTTATACCAGTGCATTTTCCCTCGACTATCTAATAAATCAATATTGTAGTCTTGTAAAAAAGAAGCGTAGATATAATCCGCATCTTGCGTTAATGAATATGAAGCAATTTCTTCCGCATCGTCATTGTTGTTTGTGGCGCTTGGCATCTTGTTTCCGTCGATATCATAAAGCAAACCATCTTCATTTTCTTTAACAATATAATTAGTGAAAATATCAATAAGCACCAACGATTTTTCTTCAATGTTCGCGTATTCGTCTTCCTCGTTCGAACGTGGCCAAGGCATATCATCAGCAAACAGCACATCAATTGCTAGATTAGCTCTGAACACATCAGATAAACTATTATCTTCCGTTAAATCAATCACTCTTAGAACGTTGTCAAAAGCTAAATCGAGCTTATACTCTTTCCCTTCATATTCGTAAATATCGTTAATTCCAAAAGCGAGCGAAAGCATTTAAATCACTTCGCTTTTTTCGTCATTTTTGCTTTATATTTCTTTTGAATTTCATTTTGTTGTTTTTCTACTGAACCGACAATGATTTCTGCAACTTGATTGTAGACTTGGTACATTTTTAAAATATCTTTGCATTGCGCATAACATTTATCGAATGCTTTTTCATCATCCAATAAAATTGCATATGCTTCAGTTAAAGCCTCTTTTACATCTTCTTCTAATGTAAAGTATTCTTCTGAACTCATTTCGTCTGTATTATCAATGTTGTATTTATTTAGCTTTTCCAGTTTCTTCTTGTACTTCTCATCTGCTTCAATCCATTTGCGGCGCATTTCATCACCTAAACCAACTCTAAACAGTTCCGTGCCAAGCTGAAACTCTTGATATGATTCTTCTAATTGAATATTAATTACATTGTTTTGTGTCATGTATGATTTCCTCCAATTTAAAAGCCCCTACATTGAGTAAGGGCTTTATTTATTAATCTGCTGCTTCCACTGTTACTTGTACTACTTTATTGATAGAAGGGCTTCCTTTAGATGCAACAGTTATGTTTGCTGTTCCTTCTGCTACACCTTCAACCACTCCACTAGCATTTACTTTTGCTTTTGGTGGATTTGAAGAAGTAAAAGTTACTTCTTGACTTGCTCCGACAGGTAATACTGAAGCAGTAATAGTGGATGTTTCACCAACTTTTAACGTAATAGTCGCCTTGTCCACTTCGACGCTGGACGGGCTCTCCTCAGGGTTTTGTAACTTTTGGTGTTTCGTCATAAGCGATACGGCAAGCGAACGCTGGGAACTCCGTAGCATCCCCGCCGCCAGCGGAACCTTTAATTTCCGAAACAGTCGCTTTACCAATTGCTGTTTCAGTATCTGGAATTTCGATTTTAAACATAATTCCGCGATTTTCTGGCGTTCTACGTTTAGCGACAATTAAGTTTTGCGCTTCGTCTTCACGATCGTGTGTCCCTTCGAATGTGTAAGCTTCTGAGTAACCTAGCACAACCGTTTTTTCGTTGCCGTCACCGTCATAATCGCCTTGCTCTTCGGTGTTATCTGACCCATCGTCTGACACGTTTGTAATCCATTTTGACAGCCGTTTCCATACTGGCTCGCCCGCACCATCAACAATTTCAGCTACAAAGTATTTCGTTTTCGCATTTTTAATTCTAGCCATTTTTATTTTTCCTCGCTTTCAATATATAATTTGATTTTGAAACTAGCGCTATAAATGAATGTTCCATCATCGCTCGCCGAAACGAGGTTCGGCACACTAGTTGTTTCTTTGTCTTCTAGCACAAAGCTGTTATTTAAGCTCTGAATACTCTCTATTTCTGTCTTATCAAAATAAGCAGCAATTGCATTCAAAACACCTAAAACTTTCATTTCTTGCTTGCTAGATCCGTTTAGATTAAAAGAAAAAGACCGCTCATAAGAGCCGTCTTGATAACCTTGTTTATCGTTATTTGGAGTCAGTAGCAAAGCGATTGACTCGGGTTTTAATATCGCTGTTCTTAATTTCATATCTTTTAAATCGACGTTGTTTTCGATAGCATCCATAACACTATCTAAAAAATCTAATGACATTATAGTCCCTCCTCAACCGATTTTTGCGCTACTTCTATCCAACTTTCTAACTTATCTACTTTTGCCCGTTGGTCCCATTCCGGGCCAGCTAACGGATGATGTGTGAGTGTGAAATTGAAGTTTATTCCGTTGTAGAGTCTCCGTGCATAAATAGATGTCCACATTATTTCTTTGTCGTTCATAATAACGTATTGATTTGATAAATCACCCTCCAAAAAGGGGACATACAAAGAAATATCGGCAGCGGCTTGATTAATTAAAGCGAATTGTGCGCCTTCCTTGGCTTTTTTTACATTCTTTTTGGCTTTTGAAAGGTCAATATTAACTTTAATCGGCATCAAACCACCTCTATCTCCCAATGGTGCACATTTTCAGAGGTCGCATAACAAGGTATAACTTTGACAATCTTATAAGCTTTTCCAGAGAAAAAAATTCTCGATCTACTTATAAAATCAGCTGGCACGTTCATGCTGTTCACTGCATCAATAAAGATAACCGCGTCATATCTATCACTATCGGATAATCCCGCGATTTGATTTGATTTTGAGAAATCAACACGAACATGTTCAATCTCAATGCCTTTTTCATAAACGACTTGATTATGTCTATCTTCTTCTTTATACGCTTCATAACTAATGTTATGAATTAGCCAGTCAAGAGGCAACGGAGGGGCATTTGTTATCGGTTTTACTACTTTCATTAACGAACACCTACCCCGTTGTAAAGAAGACCTGTATGCGCTAAATAGGACCTTACATCGCTACCAATCAATCCGCTATTAAGTGATGTAGCAGTTGATGCAAAATTACTATCACTAATAGAAGTTCTTCCGATTGATACGTTATCCGGCTTAGAAACAGCTAACTCACTTGTTCCGCCCGCCTCTTTGAAATACTCGATTTGATTACAAGTAGCTAACTGTATTTGATGCTGAATAAATTCGCTAAACGATTCAATCCCGCTTTTGCGTATTCGGTAAAATGTCACTGAATCAATTTTTCTTTCAGCATGCTTTAACAGTTTGTCAAATTCATCCTGTTCCAAATGCTCCCCCGCATACTCGTTAGTATAAAATTCTAGTGTCGTGTAAGGCATAATATTCGCCCCCTTTTATCATGCTCCGCTAGCTGGTAATTCTTCAACTAGATGCTGAATACCAACGATACCGATTTGTTTGTCTTCGTAAACTTTTTCCCAATTTCCAGCTTTTGCTAGGTCCGCATTTGTTGGAGTGATTTCGTTAGCATCACGAACTGCATTTTTAAATTTAACTCCATATGGGTGCATTGTGAAAGCACGTCGAGTAAACACTTGGTCATTACCTTTAGAGGCATCCCGAGCTGTTTCAAATGTTGTTAACTTAGCTGGGTTCCCTGTGTTTCTTCCGATGGAACCTGTTGCAAATAAATATGAAGTGTATACTTTTGCTGCTCCTGTTCCTGTGGAAGGCACTCCGTCGTCTACAACTACACGATATCCTAAATAAGTTGGGATATTGACTTCCCCACGAGCATTTGGAATAAATGCAATTAAGTTTTGTTTTTGCAAGGCTGTATAAACCGCTGAATGCATAACCATTAAGCTTAAACGATCCGAAGAATCTCCAAGAAGCTGTTTTGCATCTAATACTAAATTCCCCGAAATTGCAGATGTTGGTTTTGATAGCAAGTGGGAACTTGCCAATGCACCGTTTTTAGCAAACAGTCCATTTAACACGGAAATTAGTACAGTTTGCTCACGACGCATCCACCAAGAAGCGATTTTCCCCATTAAAGCGTCTAAAGGGTCGTCTCCCGAAATAACCGCCGCAAGTTCGTTGACTGACCATCCGCGCCCACGATACATTACCGCAGCAATGTCAGCGCTAGCAGTAATTTTACCTGTTTCTAGCCCTTTTTCACCGTCACCTAAAGTTTCGTCTTCGCCGTCTAAATCGTTCCAAAACGGCATATTAACAAGTAACCCGCCCGCTGTAATATTTTGCGCAACGCTTGGATCAGCCACTGCAATTCCCGATTGGATAATTGCTGATTTTTCAGATGTGAAGTTATCCATGTACGCATTAAAAACCTCTGGTGTTACTACGTCTAATAATTTTGTGATTTCATTTCCCATTATTCACTCTCTCCTTTTTCCGTTAAAAATTTTGTTAAATTAAATGAATCTGATTTTAAATTTTCCTTCAACGAACCGCTGAAACCAGCCGGAGCTGTTGGATTGCCACTGAATCCAAATTTCGGAACCGCCTCGCTTTCTTGAGCAAACAAATAAGCATCGCTTTCTTGCAATGCTCCTAGCTGTTCGTCAAGGCCTTTCAGTCCTTCATCTGTCAGTTCTAGTTTGTCGTTATCCAGTAAAGCTTTTACAGCCTTCGGATTTCTTGCTTTCGCATTTGCTAAAGCTAAATCAAGTGCTGCACCTTTGCGAGTTTCTACTAATTTAGCTTCCGAATCTTTTTTCAAAGTTTCGTAATTGTCTTGCAGTGTTTCCAATTGAGCTTTTAAAGATTTGCTCGTTCCGGAATCAGTTTTTAAAGCTTCGATATCATCGTCCCGTTGCGCAAGCTGGCTTTTAAGCCCGTCTCTTTCTGCTTCCGCTGATGTTACCTTGTCCTTTTCGTTCTGAATCGACTTACCATGTTCGACCATAATAGAGTCGATAGTTTCCTTTTCCAAGCCTAATTCCTTCAAAAAGTCTCTTTCCATTTCTTATTCCTCCTACGTTGTTTTTACGTGATACGATCACGAGAGCCGACTTTTAACGACTTTCGTTCAGGTCGAATGTTAGGCATATACTTTTTCTCTGCTATACTGTCTTGTTAAATTGTGCGTTTTTACAAATGCTCTTAGCTTGCTTTGCTTCGTTCTAACAGCTTGTTTAGCCTTTTTAACTGTTAGTTCATCGCCTAATTCTTCGGCAGCTGACAGCTTGCGTTTAGCTGCTCTTATGTCGCGTTCCATCAATCGTTGTTGCTGACTCAACATATAAACGCGTTTGTTTTCTTCTTCGTCTATTAACTCGTTCTCGCCTGGTGCAATGTTAATGCCTTCAACGAAAGCAAAACGATGGTGACGGCAATTACAACCGAAAATCCCATCTCCATAACCATATCTAAGCTCTGGCGAGTAAATAGACATGTATTTATTGCCGTATTTCGTTTTTGTTTCTTCAACAGATAACAAACAGATGACTTTGCCTTGAACAATTGAACACGTTGGTCTAGCTCCTACATGTTGCGAAATACGCACTAAATCAACGCCATATTCATTCATTCGCTCATCTTCAACGCTGTTATAAACGCTGTTGACGGTTGTTCTTGTAACGGTTCGGACGTAAGCCTCTGGTGTCCATCTTTTATTAGCCTTATCTACAAGCGCAGGAACGCCATTTTCAGCGAATTTAGTTACTGTTTCCGCTAATGCTTGTCTATGTGTTTTTAAACCAGCTAAGACGCTCTGTGTCGTTTCGTGAATGATATCTGAATAGATTTGTCTTGCTTGCGATAACATCGTTTGATTGACGCGATTATAGTTGCTTTGTGCTAACTTAAAATAACTTCTCATTACTTTATCGACTATCGTTTGCCCATCGCTTACTAGTGGCAACACAGCGCCTGTTTCAGCTAATTTACTGAAATAGTTATCTACTTGTGTTAAATCGCTGTATCCCGCATCTTTAACAATAGAAAAAAGCTTCTTAGCTGAAACGCCGGAAGCTTTGGAAATTCGTTCAATCATTTGCTGATCTAGTGCATGAACTTGATTAAGTTTTTCTATTTGCCAAGCAAGCACATTATCTGCGCTGATATTTTTCTTTGTTTTCAATCGGCGAACAATAAGAGTGAACAATTCATTTTCGAGCGTTGTGTAAACATCAACAACAGGTTGCACAAACAAGTCGAGTTGTCTTGGAGTTAGTGCCATCTATATCACTCCTCTTCGCCGAATATCCCAGTCATATCGTTGTTAGGCATTTCCGCTTGTTTTTCCTTCGCTAACATTTCAGCCCACTCATCAGCCTCAGCTTCAGTAATATTCCAAGCACGTTGTAAAGCAATTTTTAGCGGAATCATACCTTGATTTTTAGCGTTTGTGTAACGATTGATAGTTGTATCTTCGTCTTGCGCTATAGAGTCGTCAAAATCGACTGTAATCGTGTCTAACTCAACTATATCGCCGCTATAAGCTTCGATAAATTTCCCGACCTCAAGAATGCTCACAATCATTTCTTTTATGCCTTGTTCAATTAATTGCGAATGACTGTTTTTAGTTTGATAGGTTTCTGACTTCTCGCTTACAACTTCTGTAGCTGTTTTTAAGCCGTTTTCATCGAAAGTGAATGTGCCAGCAGATAATCCAACTTGCATCGCATAAATGCGTAGCATTGCGTTTATAGACTCGATAAACTCCGTTGAACGAATCTCTACAGATATATCTTTTACTGATTTACCATCTGCATCCTGGTCACCTTGATATAAAAAGAATGCTTCATCAGTTGAATCGAAATAATTCGTGGTTGAGCCGTCTAGGTTAACAGCCGTTTTAACGAAGCTCGAAGGCACCAATACTTTCTTTTTGCCAAGTTTAAACTCTTGATAGTATGAATCGAACATCAAATCAAGCGTTTTTAATGTGTCTAATGCATTAGCATAAATGGAAATGCCGAGCGGGCTCGTTAGATTCTTGTTATTCGCAATGTTAGGTTTGATATAAGTAAATGTCGGACGTGTAAACTTTGACAATGGCGCAACAGGCTCAATATCATCAAACAGTAACGCTAAACTTACTTTTGTACCAAGCTCGTTCGGGTCGTCTGATTGGTATAACTCCGTTGTGACTGTGTATACTTCTACTTTCTCCCCTTTCCATTCGAGCCATTCGAGCAACGTATAATATTTATCGTTTTTATGAAAACTATTAGATATAACACATTCGTCTACATTCTCGCTATCATTTGACAAAGGATACATACAATCGGCTGTCGCGAATGAAACTTTGACGTTCTTTTTTCCGTCGTGATACACTTTTATTACAAAACCGCCCATCGCTTCGCCGTATTCGATGTAACGCTCCATATTTTTAGTAAAACCGTTCGTTTTCAATACATTAAGCACGAATTCCTCAGCGGCTTTATCATCAATATTGATTTTCACTTTCTCATTAAAAAGAAGTTTAGACATGTACTTAGCTGTAACTTTCGGCAAATTCATAGATAATTGACGTCTGTTAACCGGATTGCCATTGTGTTCGTAATTTAGATTATGCCATTCAGCGTAATGGCCTTGATATAGCCGTTTCCACATGTCAATATACTTATAATCTTCATCATTAGCATTTACTTTTTTATGGTCTTTTACATCTTTCAGTGCTTTCAATAGTCCCATTCTCCGCATCACTCCTTTCACGCTTGCGATTATTTGATTAATCAAGGTTTTCACCTCCTAGAATTTGAGACCTAACTTCCTTAGATTGTCTTTTACATAGTACTGAAAAGCATCACACGTATGATCATCTTCTTTGATGACTTCGGGCTTGTCTGTGTTGATTGTTTTAACATCCCATTGATACTTTCTATGTTCCTCGATGAATATTTGATTTTCTGGAATATCAAGATAATAAAAACGACCTTGTGCCAACAAATCACACACAAAGTCAATCATATCCACTTTTTTACCTTTTGCGACGGGGTGTAAGCTAACGCCATAATCTTTATAATATTGATTGCGAAGCCCTCCCTCTGCGCTATCTACTGTTTGCATATCAACATTTGTATTGTAGTTTCCAACTACTTTAGTCATAAAATCCCGCAACTCCTTTGAATACTCGCTAGGCGCTTTTTTAACAACTTGATTAGCAGGACTATAATAGTATGTGTTTAGCAAAATAACATTTCTTTTTGCAGTGAGACCGAAACTTAGATATGTTGTAGCTGACACTTGATGTCCTGTATCAATAGCGAAATCAATTAAAATAAGCCTGTCATCCGCAGGAATAGCTTTAAGCGGCTGAAACAGGTTCATGTTATAAACATTATCACCAAGACCAATTACCTCTCCTAGATACATCCAGCGGTAATAATCGAGGTCATTCTTTTTGTACTTCTCAATTTTCTTAATGATTTGCTTGGATAAAAAGCCTTTTTCATCATCCAAATAAGTAGTGTGATGTATTAAATAATCATCGTCACCACGTTTAGTGTCTACATATTCATTCACCCATTCGTAAGGATTGCGAGGCGGGTTAAATGACATGTATGTTGTAACTTCTTGACCATCCGGCAAATCTTCACGAATGAATGTGTCTTCTACAACATCAATATCAGTCACGCCAGAGAACTCCGCTAATTCCTCAAACCACAAATCGCTAACATAACCGACTGGAATTTTCATTGATTTTAGTTTAGCGGGATCATCACAACCAGAGAAGTAGAAGCCTGTCCCCCAAGTTTTATGAACGATTTCCATTGGAGATTTACCAAAATTGAATTGGTCAGCAACACCCATTTCATAAAGCGCCCATTTAATCTGCTGATAGACTGACTTATAAAGCGTATTAGCTACTTTACGTAGGCACACCATGTTAGATTTCGGATTAGCCATTTTCTTTTCTACGAGCTTCAAACTAATAACAGACGACTTCATAGAAGAACGTCCGCCTTTTGCTATGATGTGATTATGTTTAGATAGCCACAAGTCATAAAAAGCGGGATTAATCATATCTGTTACATTGATAACCTGGTAATCAATTAGTTGTTTGTGTATCGTCGCGTTCATCGGTGCCACCTGCCTTTTTATCAAGGTAGGCTTGCATTTCGTCAACGTTCGACATGATAATTGTTGTTGTTCCTTGATTGCTTTCTTGCTTCGTATCTGCTCTTAACTTATCGATTTGCGCTTGAATAAGCTCTTCTTGTAATTTATCTCTACCACCTGCTACATGACGCTTAACAATCTCTTTTAGTGCTGATACTCGTTGATTGATGTCAGCACTCTTTGTAACGACGGAAAAGCCATCACTATTCGAAACTATTACTTCTTCTTCCATTTCGCCTCGAGCTATTTCGGTGAATAATTGCATAGCCTCTGTATAACCCATCACTCGCTTTTCTTCGAGTTCACTTAAAATCTTATCTATATAGCCTTTAATAACTGGTTTTGACAAGTTTTCCGTTGCTATACGATTAGCCGTTTTCGAACTATAACCAGCTAGACGAGCGGCTTCTGTAGCATTACCGCATTTTATATATTCATCCGCAAATCGTTTTTGTTTTTCGGTTAGTTTCACTACATATCACCACACTCCCTTATTTTGATAAAATAAAAAGGACCATCACAGGCCCTTTATTTTTCTTAACTCAAGTTTCTCTTTATGTTTAAATATTTTTGATGTTGAATCTATAAATTGTATTTCGATTGCAAAATTAAATTTCTTGCCATCTGCATATTTTTTAATTTGTTGAACAATAAATTCATAATCAAACATTATTGGTTCACCGGATAAATTAGGTTTAACAATTTCCCAATTTGCTTTATTCTCCAACTGTTTTAAAAGAGCTTCTAAATTTGATAATTGTTTGGGTTCTGCTCTAAATAATAATCTATCCATCAAACTTGGCACTAATAATATTTGTCTAAAATTAATTTCCAAGCTAAATTTACTATTATTTACAGGAGTAATTATAAAATCTTTCGGTTTTCCATCACTTATAATTATACCGTTCTTTTTGCTAACAAATGAATGTCTAAATAATATGGTTAGCCTTTTTCTATTTTCGTTACTATTTAATTTTATAGCCCAAAACAATGCTCCTGCTGTCGCTAACCCACTTACCCAGTCAGCTAAACTCCCAACCTCTAGTATAAAACTCATTTGCAACACCCTTTTATTTTTCACTATACCAAATAAAAACCACCTGCTCAATTTTCAACAGATGGAAAGGGCTATATATTTAAAAAACTGGTTAACGCACCAGTCAGCGCCGCATGCGTGTTTTACATCCAGTGCAGATAGGATATGAGAAGTGGAGCGCAGACTCAATATATGATTTATTTTTGTAATCATCTTCACTTCTCACTAATAACATTTTATCACCTTTTTTCACTCAAAAAGTGCCAGAAAAGTGCCATTTTTAATTTAGCACTTCAATTCCAAGCGTTGTCGCTAACTCAATAACAGCCTTTCTTTTTTCACGTTTGTACTGTCTCTCTTCATAAGGAATATCAAGCATAATAGTTATATCTTGTAAGTTATGAATGAACTTCTCAAACAGTATCTTTCTATGAATGTGCTCAAGTTGATTCAAAATAGCATCGTATTTTTTAACCGCTTCTTGTGCTGCATGAACGTTATCGACATTATGAATTGCAGCATCTTCTACTTTTGAATGAAATTCATTACTGAAATTCGGTGGCGTTAATTTGTATGTTGTTGTCATCGTTGGCATTTTACGACTTCCTGCCATTACACGCAGCATTAAATAGTCTTTAAAGAACTTTCTTACTGCTCTGACTGTCTGAATGTAGTTAATATCTTCAACTTGTGGTAGATTGAATAGTTGTCCCATAAAGTCGCCCCCATCACTTTATAAATTTTCGATAAACTCCCTTATTTTCTCAACCTTTTCAGCTGTATCAATAAAAGATTCTTCACTAATTGCTTCAAATTCAATATTATAATTAGCGATTTCTACGTCCTTTCCGTCACAAATTGTTTCTCTTGTAAATACATTTAACTTTTCAATTTGCATTTTCATCCTCCTAAAACATATTGCTCCAAGCCCAAAATATCCCTTTAACTGCTAATCCTAGTACAAAAATCAGCACCAGGACCCATAAAGTGTAAATAGTAACAGCTCCAATAAATTTCGCTACTTTATCAATCATTCCATATCTCCTTATTCCGTTGATATTCGTTCATGTCAAAAATCTGATAGTATTCTTTTTTATTTCTTTGCGTATAATTTAAAACTGTTGACTTCGACACTTTGAAATGCTCTGCAATTGCGTAACATGTTAGTCCTGCGTTACGTAAATCAGCGAATTCACGAATTGTAATTTCCGCCCATTTTTTCTTTTTCACGATGCGATCAAACGTTTTTGTCCAATAAGTTTTTTGCTTTTCTTCTGTATTTTCTTTCATCAGATTGTTTAACTCTTTTTGCAACTTTAGTAATTCGCCTAGTTCTACATCGTTATTTGCTATATAACCAATAATTTCCCGCTGTCTCTCTTTATTCTTCGTCATCTCCATTACCGCCATTTATCACACCTCCACGAATTGTCCGCCTTTTAATTTCACACACTTAATTGATTGCATATAACGCATTTCAAATAGTTTTCGTTTGAGTATAAACTCGTTTGTTAACATGCCTTTAACATCGATTAATTCCTCGTGACCATCTTTGTATCGAACGAGAAAATCAGCTTTATATTTAATCGCTCGATATAGCTTCCCGTTTTTCCGAAAGCTTTCTTGGAGCACAAACTCTGGCTGTAAATCGAAACTCACTACTTCCCCGCTCATTTTTAATAGTTTCAATTGCTGATAATAAGCTGCCTCTGCTTTGCTATCGAACTTTATATTGTCAATAACTACTTTCTTCGCATTATATTTACTTCGCGTACTCGTTCGTCTCGTTAATGACGTACGCCGTATACTTCGCCTCAATTTCTTCGTCCCCCATTTTTTCAATTTCGCTAATTTGGTAGTTTGTAACTTCTGCAATCGCATTAGCCATGAATCTGATGCTCGCTAATCTTTTACTCAGATTATTAATATTTTCTAGCGCTGTGTCTGCTGTCATTTTTATTCACCCTTTCCCTCAAAATGGCAAATCATCTTCATTGATATCAATCGCCTTGCCCTCATTTGCAAATGAATCGCTCTTCTGGCTCGTATCCGCTCGATATGAGCTTGTTTGGTTGTTATTTGAATAATTAGCTTGGTTTTGGTAATTATTTGATGTAGCGCCTTCTGCGTTGTTATTTTTAGGCTCTAAGAATTGAACTGATTCAGCAACTACTTCTGTAACAAAAACGCGTTTACCGTCGTTGTCCTCATAATTTCGAGTCTGTATTCGTCCATCAACGCCCGCCATGCTTCCTTTTTTCAAGAAATTAGCTGCGTTTTCGGCTGGTTTACGCCAAACAACACATTGAATAAAGTCGGCTTCTCGTTCTCCATTCTGATTAGTGAAAGCGCGGTTTACAGCTAATGTAAAAGTCGTTACTGCTAATCCAGCTGGAGTGTAACGTAATTCAGGGTCTTTCGTTAATCGTCCTACAAGTACTACACGATTCATCATTATTTGCTTTCCCCCTCAAAATCTTTAATTTCTGGTCGCTCTCCGTGAGTTTCAACCATATTTTTTTTTGCTTTTTCAACTTCTTTTCTAAATTTGTCTAATCCATTTGCTTCGATTTTTTTCTGGATTAAAGGAATCACTTTATCTTTATAAAATTCAATTGCTGTATTGCGAGTGTTTACATCTAGTAAATCTATGAGATCGATTGGATAATTTAACAATGAAGCTCCACTAGATATTTCATTAACGTGCAAGAATACTTGGGTTAATGTCCTTTCCGGATAAATTGCAAAGTCTATTCCAGCTATTGTCACTTGCGTTCCCATCTTCGCAACCCATCCACTTTTCGTTGCAATCTGGAACACTTTATCTTTTTCAGATATTTTTATTGTGTTAGTCATTGTTCTCCTCCTATACAATCCCTAAGACGACAAATCCGTCTTTTTGCTCATAATCTGTCATGTAAACTACTTCAACAGCGATCTGAAAGCCTGAAAATTCATTGTTCCATTCGCGTAAAATCAAAATATCTCCTACCTGGAAATCGCGGTCATTTTTTCGAATTTCGAACGTTTTACGCCCTTCCATCACAGCTGCGAAATATTCGGGTGTTATTTTTAATTCGTGTGTTTTAGTCATCTATTCCAAACTCCTTCCGCAAACTGGGCAGTACTTGATATTAAAATAAGCTGAGTACTCCTCTTTATTTCTAACTATGTTAGTAACGAGTTCTTTATCACTTGTCAGCCAAATTTTATCTTGTGGATCCATTTCATCAACAACGCTTTCTCGTTTTTTCAAATCATCGTTGCAAAATTTACACATTATTCCGCCACCTCTTTCACCATGTAAGTTCCGTCATCATCTAATCTCAAACGATACTCTTTCAATGTTTCAGCTTCATCGTGTAACTGATCACTCAAATCTGTTTCTTTGTCATATTTATCGTATAAGAATGCTTCTACGTCTAACTTTATTAACGCAACATAGTAATCTTCATCAAGTTCTCCGTCATAGAAAACTTGCTTAGCATTTTCCAACCATTTTTTAGCTGTTAGGAAGTCCGTTGTCCACTCTGTTACTTCGTTATATGTTACTACTCCATATAAAATCATTCCGACACCTCTTCACTACTAACTGAAAACACATGTGGGTCGTCATATAAAGCGTTAATTGCAGACCGTAATTCGTTATCATCTTTTACCGTTCTTTCATATGAATCAACAATAACTTCCCCCATGAAACGTTGCTTGTATGTTATTTTATATACTTTATAATCTGTTTTTTTATCGTTCATTCCGACACCTCTTCTTCAAGAATCGCTTTAATTCTTTCCGCTTTGTTTAGATCAACTGTAAAAAACAAATGCGGGTGAACATCGCCGATTGCCTCCCAATTAGTATATTTCTCATCATTCGCCAGAAACCAATCTGCCGTTGCTGCTAAACATTCATTTGTGATAATTCTACGGTTATCACTCATAACACCGTTTTTTAATATACGTGTTAAATATATATCTCCTGAAATCGCCGCGTTTGCTAACTTTAAATTTTCGTATGCCATTATTCATGCCTCCTATTCATATTCCGAGTTAGTTCTTTCCAGTTGGCAATTACTTTCATCGATGATTATTTTCGCTTTACTTGTATAAATTTTAAACAAGGTTTCTGTTAGACCATGCAAACCATTCATAACTTCTTTAGCACCAAAATTATTAACCATATCTTCGTCTTGATCGTTAATTCTAACTGAATACAGTTCACCGCTTTCGCTGATATGAAGCGTATACTTGCATCCGTATTCATTCATATCTTCTTCCGCATCCATATGAATGAAATAAGAACTGTATGTTTTGTCTACGTGAAGGGACATTTCATGACATTCTTCGTATTCAAGATTTTCTAACCCTTCGATTTCTTCGGCTAGTTCATCAATTAATTCAGATAACTTATACTCGCGTTTCGGATTAGTTAGCAAAGATTCAATCTGTCTATTGATTTGTGCCACTCCCTTATTTTTAAGCTCGTCATCCAGTTTGTCTTTTATCGATTGAAAAACCATATGATTGTAAGACGCTAAATCTAAATCTTTAAAATTAATTTGCAGAGCTTCTTTTGCTGTGTTCTTAAGCTCTTTTGAAAAGTCGCTCCATGATCCAAATAAATCATTGACAACACTGTCCACTGTTGAAGCGACATGTTTGTCGATTAACTTCTGTACTTCCCCGTCTTTCTCCATTTTCGCTAAACTATCATTTACCATTTTGTTAAAATCCATTATTTCTCCTCCAATAGTTCCGGATTTTCGTGAATGTTGCCTATCACTGTCATAGCTGCTGAATCAACGCTAGCATCGAAGTAGAATCTGGTATCGAAATCTTCGGGATCTTCTCTTGTAATTTTAATTCCGTCGATTTCATCTGGTATCGTTTCGCCACTAAGTGCAGGCGGCTTAATCAAATCAAGATAATACGCGCATATATCCGTGTCATATTTAACCACTCCAACATATTCCACTTCTTGGTAGTAGCCCATTGGAAAGTGTTCTAAAACCACTTGCACAATGTCATTTTTAGCAATGGCTTTGTCGTCTTCGTCTTTCCTACCGATATACTGCATCAGCACGACATCATCAAAGCTGTACCAGTCGACGCACAGCGTGCAATTTGCGTCTCCGCAACCACTTACACCTACAGACTCTGTTTCGTTAAAGCACAAATCCGTTACTGGAAGCACTTTCTTATCTTTTTTTACAAACGCTCTATATTCAATGTCTCTCATTTCTCCACCTCGCTAACAGTTTCAGCATCAACCTCATAACATTCTTTGATTATCGGAATAGCGCTATAACCATCATTCTCAACGGTTATAATATATGCACAATCACAGTCATCCATGACAAAGTATCCGTGTACCAATTCCCCGTTATCTAGGCGCTTTCCTTTGAATTTAATGTCACTCATGCTTGTTCCTCCAGATCCCTAACAAAAAAACAAATTACCGAATGCTTAAAATCAACTAATGCCACTTGTGGGATATTAACAACATCATAAATTTCTTTAACTGTGCCAATTTCGCCTTTATGAATTAGTTTTGTTTTATACGTTGTTTTTACAGTGCTACCTACTTTTACTGTCATGCTTCACCCTCCGCTCCCTCAACAGGAACAGCAAACTGCCAATAAATATCACCTTCAGGCATGCCTTTAATTTCTGCTTCTGTTAATTTGGTTGTCCATTTCTTATTTTTATTGATAATTAATCCAGTAAAAGTTGTTTCATCAGATTGTTTATTTAACAAAACATACATATTAATCACTTCTAATTCGGCTGCGTCATCGTTCCATGTTGAAAGCGGCAATCGCACATAATAAAGCGGTTCTTCCTCGACTTCGTAGCCGTCAAGCCAAGCGCGGGCGAGTAGTTCTTGATTATCAGCTGATGAAATTAACCATTCGTACATTTCAGCAGACATATCAGAATCTTCATAGTCTAACAAACAAGCTAAATCGTATTCGCTTTGTTTACAGTGTTTTATCCAGTCATCGGCAAATTGCGGCACTTTTAAAACTGGAGCAGGCGCAACTAAGTCCCTTTCATCAAGCCAAGTCATGCCCATATCTCCACTATATTTAATTTGATAGGATATAGCATTTTTAGTTTCTTCTATTTCAGTTACAACACCTTGTTTCAATTTACCTGACCAAATAAACTCTACTTTATCGCCTTCTCTAAATCTCATGCTTGTTCCTCCTTCAAATTCAATTGCTAAGGTCTTGCTTTATGTTTAAATGCACTAATTGAATATATGCTTCTAATTCCAATACTTTCTTCAAATAAAGCGTGGCTATAAGCTATTGTCCTTGCTTGAAGTTTGTTTTTTGCAGTAACTTCAAGCGTAAATGATTTATAAACGCCATCGTCGCGGTACGTTATAGTAGCTATATACGTTTTAGATTTCATTCTTCCTTCTCCAAATCCAATAAATTCTTAAATATCGCTTCTAAAACCGGCACCGCAATAGAATTCCCCGCGAGTTTCACTATCTGCCTGTCAGATATACCCGACTCTCGCATTGCAAAGTAGTCAATATCGCTGTAGCCCATCAAACGCAAGTACTCTTTCGCGGTGATATGTCGAACCACATTGTCGTAATAAATAACTTGTGTTGCTCCTGTGGTTATTGTTTGAACAACTTGCTTACCTACACGCCCTCGCCTAGTTTTGCTCGTCGGTCTTTCTACATTCACAGAGTCGAATTGTTCTACTTCTTGAAATCCTATTTTTGTATTTGTGTGAATGAATAGTTGCTTACCTTCTCTGAAAAAAAGTTGTTTTTCGTTTTCGGATAAGGCATAAGCTGTCGGGTCAACATCAAAATCAATATAATCTTTTAAGCTCTTAACTGGCTTAACTTTTTCTGGGAATTGAAATTCTTTATTATTTCCGAGTACGCTCACTACAAATACTCTTTCTCGGTTTTGTGGTATGCCGTAATCGCGAGCATTTAGTATCTTGAAATGATTAGTATATCCAAACAGTTCCATCGATTCTAAATAATGATCAAAGTGCATTCTGTGTCTATCAGATAAGAGATTAGGAACGTTTTCCCACACTACTTTTTTAGGTCTGGGGGTTAATTCGCTTTTAATTATCTCTAGTGTTCGCTCGTATAAAATCGAGCGTCCGGTATTAATGTTGTTAAGACCATTTTTTGACCAGTCTTGGCAAGGCGACCCATGAATAAGTAAATCTACACTCATGTTCCACTTTGTCACATCTTGCGGCACATAATCATTTGAAAAGATGTTGTTGTAAGCTTGAACAGCGAAGGGCAATATTTCTACATAGTCGAGGCTTTTAATATCCACCCCTAAATTTTCAAGTGCTTTTCGTGGAGCGCCAATTCCCCCAAAAAGTTCAAGAATTTGAACCATCCATTTAGCCTCCGTTCTCACGCATAATTCTTAACCTCTTCTAGCTTTTCAATCAGTTGTTCGTGTGTTAATTCAAGCAAAATATCTTTTATAGAGTTTTTTCCGTCATGAGACTTTACAAGTACGAGTGATACAAAATTAGAGTCAAGATTTTCTATCACTCTCGCTTGATAGCCATTTTCAAAACTATAAGCAGTTAGTTCTAAGCCGTTATCACTTAATCTTGTTCTTTCTGTGATGTATTCTTTATACTCATTTGCGATTGTTTTCACGTCTGCACCTCATTCCTAGCCGCTAATTTCGCTTTAATTTCAGCGACTTTCTTTTCTAAGTCTTCGCTTGATTCTGTTGTTGAAGTTTCTTGTTTTGTTTGTTTCTGCTCTTTGTCGAACCACTCTGGCAATATTTCTTGTTTAACTGGCTTGCTGTATTTGTTGAATGGCTTGTTATACTTCTGCTCAATTTCTATCTGTCGTTGTTTTTCCGCTGCATCGACATCAGCTATTGTTTTAAATCCTCTACTTTCCCAGTTTTTAAGAATTTTATTAACGTAAGCATAATTTCGTTTATTAGCTCCTTGTTCAGAAGTAACCTCTAAAGCCTTCATAACAATTTCTCGATTACCTGCAAAATCATCTACCCAAGCAAGTAATTTTTCTAGTTCGATTGGAAGCATCATTCCGAATCCATTTTGTTCCCAAAAATCCTTGAAATTTAAATCGCTGTTGTTGTTGTTAATATCTTTATCTAATTCTTTATCTATATCTATTGCGTTACTTTGCGTAACAGTAACGCTACTTGTAACGTTACACTCTTTATTTCCTTTACTGTCACCACTCGCTATTCTGTTCTGCCGCATAGCTTCTCGATGTTTTTCCACTCTTTTCCTTGTTTGCTCACGAACCCTTTCCATACCATCAACGTTTTGATGTTTTTCCCAATTTTCTATTTCAATCAATCCATTTTCTGTTTTTTGAATCATTCCGAAGCTCTGTAACGTATGTAACGTTACACGTATAATCCCAACATCACGGTTGAAAAGGGTCGCGAGCATGTCTTCCGTATACGGTACATTTTCGTTTAAATAAATGCGTCCTTTGTCGTTAGTTTTTCCAGCTAAAGCTAGAAGCCTAATCCATACAATAAGCATTTGGTTACCCTCTGGCATTTTTTCGAGCAACTTAATCTTTTCATCATCAAACATATTGACGGATAACTTTATCCATTGAATCCCCGACATACTCGCTCCTCCTGTTTTAATTAACTTGTTTTTGCGCCTCTATTTCTGCATCTAGTTTTTTAATTAGTGCAGAAGCTTCACCTTTGCTCATTGATTTTGTATCCGTAATTTTATAACTCTCTAGTACATATTTCGCATCATGTCCAAATGGGTCCCCTACAACGCTTGCTTTCGCAAATATAGCCTTTCTTTGTGCCGGCGATGCTAAATTGTCGCTTTGCTGTATTGGTTGCGTCTGTTTTGTTTGCTGGTAATTTTTTGAACTTTTATTTGCCTTTGTGTTACCGCTAGCACCATTACCGTCGTCGTCTTCATCGCTCGCTATTCCAAAAGCCGAAGACAATGTGTACCTACGAGCGTAAGTTAGAGCGCTCCCTGCCCCCTGTGCTGTATTTTTGTCTAGAGGTAACATAAATGGGTCAAACTCGACAAATTCACCACTTGAGTGCATCAATATTGTTTTAACTCCCACTTTATTTTCTTCAGTCAACGGAATTTGTATATAAGATAATCCTAGATCTGGTGCATGTTTTTTTACTGCACTAATGACGTTTTCCAAAGGAACATAACTACTTTTAAAAAATGGATTGTTTGCTGTTTTTGCTGGCTGTTCTACTTTTTCTTGAAATTTGGATAATGCAACGCTGAGTTCAATTACAGATTCACTCATTTTCAATCTAATTACCTCACTCTCAATGATTCGGTTTGCACTAATTCAGCGCCCGGGACGTCTCTTCCTTCTTTTAGAGCGCTTGTAATAGCTTTCTTATCTAATTTTTTAGGTTGCTCTACTAAAAACATGAATAGTTTTTCTTCGTCCTCTAAACGCAAGCTAGGAGGGTTCTTCTGAATGCTAATAGTAAATAATGGGCTTTTGATTTTACGGATATCCACTTTTAACATTTCGCTCTCTAAATACTCTTTCATGTTTTTAGCTTTTGCTTCTAACGCTTTTTTACGCTTCGTTAACCTCTCTACTTCCTTAGCTAATCCCTCAGCCTCAGCATCAATACTTTTTACCATCTTTATAATATTCTCTGCCTTTTCTTCTATCGGCTCTCTAATGCTGTCTAAAGTGTCTTGTAACGTTTCTGTGTCTAATTCCTCCGCCATTTCTAAGACTTGATTGTATGCTTGAGTCAATTCGTATAATTTCATGCTTGCACGCCTTCTCTCTGCTCAATTTTTTTAGCTAGTTTTTCATGTATATCAATTAATTCATCAAATAGTTTAGATCCTTCTAAGTTAGTTGATTGCTTCTTTAGTAAGTTATAAAGCGGTGTTAATTCATCGTCATAATCATGTATCACGACTTTAAAGCCATAATGAATCGTTTTAAAATTATCCATGTTATCCCTCCATTGATTAAATTTCGGATTTAAGGTATAATTTCTTTAAGGTAATATCTTAAATCCCGGACTCACACTGCTATGTGGGTCTTTTTTTATTCTTCATTTTCCGCCTCTTCTTCATTAGTACGCTCTAATTCCTCTAAATATTCGTTATGCCAAATTTGGCTTATTCTTTCAAAACTGGACCAACAAGCATCAACCACAAGTGGATTCTCAACCATGTTTATCACTTCCTCTCAGCCAGTAGCCTGCAATTAGCGACATAAACGACACGAAAATCATTACCATAAATACATCCATTATCTTGTGACCTCCTCGTATCCCTTTAGTTTCAGCTCTTCGATATAGTCCGCCATGCTGTCGCAACCTGTTTCATTTAAAGGGATTTTCTGCTGAAATGCCGGATTAGCAATCATTTTTGTTCTGCTATTTGTATGAATTTCACTATCACCGAAGTTTGTCGTCTTTCTGAAAACTCTTTCTGTCATTGCTGTAACCCTCCTTTATTTTTCTCCGCCTTGAGCTACCCATGCTTCAAGTTCTCTTTTGCTAAAAATCCATGTCTTGCCATTTATTTTTTTGCCGGGTAATCCCGCATTTCTAGCCCAAGACTGAATAGTCCTCTTTTTCATTCCTAACATCTCCGCCGCTTCTTCAGCTGTTAAAATATCCTTTTCCATCGTTTCCATTGTTTCTCACTCCTTCACCAAACCATTTTTTTGATAGAATTTATCTCGACTTTCTAAAATTTGTTGTAAATTAATGTTGAATGCCTTCGCTATACTTGTGTTAAGCGTTAATGCTGTTGCGATTACATCTGTTATTTCTGAAATTGCTTGTTTTGCGGCTTCTCGTTGTAGCATGTCACCTTTTCTCAAGCTATATGTCATCGTTTCTAAGCCGTTTTTTAGCGTGTTTATTGCTTCTTCAACTTCTAATTCAAAGCGGTTAGTTAAAGAAGCGTGATGGTTGTCTAAGCCGTCGAAAAGTGGAGGTATCATTCCGTTTGAAAATTCATGTGCGAATAAATAGGTGCTCTCTGGTTCGTTGTAGCTATCAATTAACTGTTCTGCTTGCTCTAGTGAAACAGTACGCTTTCCTTTTGCTTGATTACTTATTAAAGCGGCGGTTACATAGCTGTCTATCGCTAGTTCTTTTTGCGAATGAGTTTCTGCTAAAACTCGCATCGCATTTTGTGCATATATTGATTTTTGAAACATAATATCTCAATCCTTTTTGTTTATTTTTTAGCGACTAATTAACAACTTATCGTTATATACTGTTGTTAGTCGCTCCCCGTGACTAAGTTGTCTGCATAAGCGTCGTTGTGGTAGGCGGCGCTTAAATTACGACTTGATTGTGTTCTTCCAATAACTTGTTTAATAGATATACTTGTCCTTTGCCAGTAACTCGCGGTGTATAGGTTGTTATCATTAAGCCGTTTCTATCTGTATGAATATGCGTTTTTTGCTCGAATAATCCCAAGTTCATTGCCTTTTGCGATGGCTTGTTATAATAAGTCCCTTTATTTAGCAAATATCCGCTTCCTCTTAGCCATTCAAAAAGCCTGTTTTGCCCAATATCTAAGCCATTTTGTTTAAGGATTGTCGCTAAGTCTTTTACTAAAACTGTATTCTCGCTCGTTTGTACAGCATCTGCAAAAATCACTTTCGGTTTTTGTTCCTCAATTTGCTTTAATGCTTCTTGCTTCTCTTGTTGCTCCTCAATCCATTTTTTAGCCCTAGCGACTGGGTCGTCTATCATGTATGAAAATGTTGGATATTCAGTTGCTAATTTCCTCGCTTGTTTTTCTACTTCAATAAAGTATTTTCTAATTGCTCGACCCATTTCATTGTTTTGTACCATTGCTAATTCTTTAGCAGTGTCTAAAGTTAATAAGTATTCTGTTCTGGGTCTACCGAATGTACTTTCTCCCAAAATTGGGAAATAGTCTTCATCCTTTGAAAATCCATAATTACTAAGCTTGTCAGTAATCCAAGTAGTGAATTTTTTTCCAACTTGCAAGCTTTGATGTAGTTCCCGTGCATTTACAAATTTCTCGCCTTTTTCATTTTCTAAAACTGGCAACATATCATTTGCAATTACTTGTAAATTTGACATTTTGTTCTCCTTTCTGTTCGCCCTTTCACAGTGCTATAGTTTTTGTGAAGGGAGGTGGAATTTGTGAAAAATCGCATGGATATAATGTTCAAAGGTATCTCTGATGACCAGCCCATTGCTCTAATGGGCGTTATAAGCATTACATCTTTTCCAGATAACAAAAGTTTTGATTTAAATGATTTTTATTTAGAAGCCGATAAAACTTACAAAATCATTTATAAGGGTGCAAACGAGTTAGAAAACGATTTATCGAAAGTTTTTCTAATGAACTCAAATGATGTCCTTTACATTGAGTTCACTATTTAATAACTGTTTCCAATGATTCCGCTAAAGCCGACACCATGGCGGAATCTCCCTTATTGAGGGCTTCTTTAAAACTCGATTCAAAATTTTCCAAAATTACTAATTTACATTCAAGCCGTTTTTGTTTAATTGCTTCCATCATTTCAAAGTCCTTCATTTTTTAACCTCCTATTCTTTTTGGAAAAGCTTCACTTCACCTTAATTTCTAACGAGTTTATAGTGTTAGCCAAGTCTTCCACCAAAGATTTAGCTTCACTTAATCTCTTTTCTAACAAAGCGGCGTTTTCTATGGAATCCTCTACTCCATTCAGCTCTACTTCCATTTCGATAATTTTTAGCTCTTGATCTTTTTCAAGTAAATCTAAAATGTTTTTTATAGTGTTGTACTTAACGAATAATCTATTCTCTTTTTCATTACCATTTTCTAAAATTGTTTCTAATTTAATAATTGCTTGTTTGATGTTATTCATTTTTCTTCCTCCTAAATTATGGTTTTTAGTATTTTCCAGACCATAACAGTCTTCGCATTTCTTCGCTGATTGTGAATGGATGATATTTGACTTGCACAATTGGCAACGATCCTGCTTTTAAATCTAACTTCACTGCTGTAATTCCTTTTCCTAATTGCTTTCCATTAATTTCTAATAGTCCATAACAACAATTTCTATCTCCTTGCATCTCAATATTTAACGATTTCAAGTTTTCTGGTAGTATGTTTTTGGTTTTAAAAATCAAATCTTTTTCTTCACTTCTTTTCTTACTCAAATATCTTATGTTCATTTTCTACCCTCCTATTTTCTTTTGCCCAAATCGCCGTTAGTTTTTTCCGATAATCTACTAGCTAATGAATTAATTTCTGAATAAAGTTCCGGCAAAATACTTAAATCGCTAAAATCTTCGCCAGTTATACTTAATTCAATGGTGAGTACTGACTCTTTTCTATTTCTCTTAGTTAGGAAAGAGTTTGTAAATGCAATTTTTTTCATTTTCTAGCCTCCTGTTTTTGGTTACTCTCCAATCTGCTATAATTAGTTTGATTGGAGGTGATATTATGATTAAAATTTCGCTAATTGAAGAAGGGAAAGTTCTTCAAAATATGGAACTCTATTATTTACCTAGAAAAGGTGACGTCATTTCAAGTACCAATATAAAAGCACCGCATTACCTAGTTAATGTAGTAGAACATGTAGATGGTCACGAACTGGTAAATTTACATGTCCAGGAATTCGCGAATCAAGTTGTCGCAGGCAATGAGATTAACGGTTTCCGAAATAATCGATGAATCTATTGTTTTAATCCAATATGCATTTTTAATTGTTTCGCTATCTAAGTACACTGCTTGTTTGGTAAGCACAATAACTTTTTGTCCACCTTGATAAGTTACATAACCCTTCCTAACAAGCAGTGTGCCTTCAGTTGTTTCCTCAATTCTTCCAACTACTCGTCCCGCAATTTCTAAAATGTCTCCTACTTTCATTTTCTAGCCTCCTATTTTTGTTAGTTTTTTATTATCACTATTAGTGATTTCTTTATTAAAAAAAATTTCTCCAACGCTTTTTCCGTAAAAATTTGCTACTTTAATCTTTGTTTTATCTGAACTACCTCGATAACCTGCTTCCATTTTAGAAAGTAAACTATAAGAAATACCGATAGCCTCAGCTGCTTCTAATTGTGTAATACCTTTAGCAATGCGAATTTTTTTGAGATTATTAATATTAATCACCGCCTTTATCACTCTATGTGATAATAATACTATCACTTTACGTGATTGTCAATCACTTTTTGTGATTTTTGTTTATTTTTTTTAAAATATCACTTATAGTGATACTTAAGAAGGAGGGAGATATTATGACTATAGGCAAAAAAATATCTGAGTTGAGAAATAAAAGAGGTATCTCTCAAATTCAACTTGCAAAAGATTTAAATGTTTCAACAAGTACTATAGGAATGTGGGAAACAGACAAACGTGCTATAAAAGATGAATTAATCGTTCAGTTAGCCGATTACTTTAATGTAACAACTGATTATTTATTAGGTCGTGAAAAATTCGACAACAGCGACTTACTAGCTGCGCATATTGACAATGATTTGACGGAAGAAGAACGAATAGAGATAGAAAAATATTTAAAATTTATCAGATCACAAAAAGAGTAGTTGCCTAAAAATTAACATTAGGGGGCTAATTGATGAATAAAACAAGTTATGAATTAAAGCAAGAGTTTCCAGAATTGAATTTTGTTATAAATAACAACTTACCAACAAAACTTTTCGGACTTATACAGAATAAAGTAGTACATCTTCATCCTGATTTGTCAGAAAATGAACTTAGATGTACTATAATAGAAGAAGCAATGCACTGGAAATATACCGCTGGAGATATAACAAAATTTAATAATGTAGAAAATATCAAGCAGGAGAAATTTGCGCGTCGTAAAGCGCATGAATATTTAGTAAATATACAATCACTCGCTTTATGCTACGATCTTGGCTACAGAACATATTATGAAGCTGCTACTTTTTTAAATGTTACTGAAAAATTTTTGATTGAAGCAGTAGAGAATTATAGAGAAAAATATGGACTAATGTATAATAATGGTAATTATATTATACATTTTGGCTCTACCATTCAAGTTTTCCAGGAGGATAACTCTTTTTATCCTTATGATTATGGGTGCTAATAAATTTTGACGAGGTGAACATATGTATTGCCCTAAATGCGGACATGCACTAGACAATCACGAAAATCAATGTCCTAACTGTCTAACACCAATCATTTATCAAAGCAACAACAACGGAAAAGCACAAAAAGCCGGCGAAATTATGGAAGAATCTGGTAAATTAATGTCAGGATGTGGTTGTTTAATGACATTGTTGATAACTATTCCTGTCATAGTAATTTTAATAATTATGTTTTTATAAAAAGGAGATAACGGGATGAGTAAGTATAGTTACTTGTTAAAAAAATGGTGGTTTTGGGCTCTTGCTATATTATTTTTAGTTATTTTATTTTACAGCTTTTGGGTAATAATATACTTGGTGGCACTAGCTTCCTTAATATTCGGGATAGTAAAAGTTGTTAAAAATGAAAACAGACGAAAATACACAATAATATTGACTATATCCGCTATATTTCTAATCACCTTTTCACTAATAAGAGTTGTACAGATGTATAACTATGTTATTAATAATCCAGAAGAAACTACAGCAAATGAGCAAAAAAAGAATACTGTCCAAGATGAGCAAACGGAAAAACCCGCTCAAGAAGACGCTGCCGAGGACGAGCAAGCAGAAGAACCTGCTCAAGATGATGTATCTACACCCTCTAAAATTACATCAGATAGTATAGAGTTATTTAATGAGTCAATTGATCGCTTGATTTCTGATTCGAGCGGGGTACTAATAAAAGTGGTTCCATTTGAAAATGAATATGATATGTTAATTGCGTACGTATCTCAAGATTTAAAATATCAAGATGAAGCAACTAAACAAAAAAATGTTGATTATTTAGGAAGCGAAATACAGCAACGTGCTCTAGGTACGCTCTTTGGTGGAGATAACAATCTAAGACCAATGGTTGAGTTCAGATATAAAGATGAGACAAAGATGGCTGGAAGTAGTGCTTTTGATAAAACTAATATGAAGCTCAAAGGAAAATAAAATATAAAGGGAGCAGATAAGATGAAAAAAGGGATGGTTTTATTAACGGGGTTTTTATTAGCTTTTAGTATTTTTTTAGTAGGTTGTGGAAATGAAAAAAATGATATACAAGTTACAAATACCAATGATAAAAGTAATTTCAAAGAAAAAGAAGAAGCTCAAATGAAGTTAACAGAAACAGAAATTACACCAAATGATAAAGGCGACTTTAGCATAATGGGCGTTGTCGATGAAGGTGCATCTGTTTATATTGAGTCAGAAGAAGCAGAAGTTAATTCATCGGGGATGTTCGTTGCTTCTAGCAACTACACCGGCTCGGAAGAAATTCAATATACTGTTACAGCTAAAGAAGCTGGAAAAACTGATAATGTACAAATTGTAACTATACTTCCACCCACTCTGAAAGAATACAGCGTTGGTGATACACAAGAAATCGGCGGGATAAAAGTAACTTTAACTAGTGTTGAGAAAACGAACGAAAGAAATCAATTTGATGATACCAAGCCTAAGAATGTAGTTAAAATAAGTTATAAAGTTGAAAATAATTCTGGCTCTGAGTACTTTGTCGATTCTGACATTGATGTATACGATTCTAAAGGTACAATGGGCGAAAGATACCCATTGGATAACACAACCGGGAAAATACCAAACGGAAAAAATATGAACGCAGACTTCCATGCGGGAGTTAATGAAAGTGGAAATATTGAAATAATCTTCAACTTATTTTCTGATGCAAATTTAACGTTCCATGCAAAAATTTAAAAGAGAGCCTCTGGGCTTTTCTTTTTACCGAAAAAAGAACGTATGTGCGAAAGGAGGACTTATTTATGGTAAAAAAAGTAAAAGGTAGGCGTTATGAGGGTTCTATTGAACAACGTAGCAAAAATTCATGGCGTATGCGCGTGACTGTAGGCTATGACTACAAAGGTACGCCGATTCGGGCTGACAGAACGACGCGAACAAAAAATGAGAGGGAGCGAGAAAGAGAGTTAAGAAATTTCATCACAGAATTAGAGCAAAATGGATATACAGCTCCTGCAAGAATGACATTTAAAGCATTTGTTGAGAATGAGTATATGCCAAAACATGCACAAAATAACCTAGAAGTTAAAACATGGACAGAATACTACAAATCTATAGTAGCAAGAGCTTACCCAGCCTTTGGCGGCGTTCAAATGGATAAAATAACTACACTTCATATAGTTAACTTAGTCGCAAAATTACAAAAGCCCGGCGCAAGATTAGATGTTAAACCTACAGATTCAGACGAAAAGAAAAATAAGCCACTTTCGCCACGATCTATCAGAAATATTTATTTTGCGATAAATTCAGTATTTGAAACTGCGGTTGAGTGGAAAGTAATCCCAATTAACCCCGCAGAGGGTGTAAGGCTTCCAAAAACAACTAAAAGACCGCCTACTATTTATACTCCTGCTGAAATTGAATTGTTAAATGCAGCTCTAGTGAAAGAGCCACTTAGATTGCAAGTAATGATTTATATAGCGCTGATTTCAGGTTGTAGAGAAGCTGAATTAGCAGCATTAGAAGTAAAACACGTGAACTTAATAGAAGATGAGCTAACATTCGAACAAACGCTAGTTGCAAAAGCAGGAGAAGGTTTACTTCTTAAAGAATCAACTAAGAATGATGTAGCTGGGATAGTTTCTATACCCGCTTGGTTAACTAATTTAATAGAAACATATATAAGCAATGAAGTTTTAGACCTAAAAACTGAAGGGAAATGGACCAATCACAAATTTTTATTCGCCAACATGGAAGGCAAACCGATTAGGCCTGATTCGATTTATCAGCGTTGGAAACGATTTTTAGAAAGACACAACTTGCCGGTGATTCGTTTTCATGATTTGCGTCACACATCTGCTACACTTTTATTGAACAAAGGTAGAGATATAAAAATTATCCAAGAGCGGCTTAGACATAAATCTAGTGTGACCACTTCAAACATTTATGCACATGTTTTGAAAGATACGCACAAAGATGCAGCTAGCGATTTTGAGAACCCTTTTTAA